CTTGCTATGTTCTATTGGGATATAGGACAGACAGCAGCTTGTATGTCTTACTGTCTAAGAACGGTTGAGAGAAGTGAAAAGAAATTATTACAATATGAATGTTTGATCCGTGCTGCGATGTGCTATGAAAAACAAGGAACAAGAAAGTTTACTGTTAAAGGATTAATTCAAAATGCAATGATTGTAATGCCAAGTCGTCCAGAAGCACATTTTCTTCTTGCAAGACATTATGAACATCATAATCAAAGCGATGATGGTGCTTGGAAAGATTGTTATCAAACTGCCTGTATAGCAGAAGCATTTTGTGAAAGAGATCCAGAACCACTTCGCACACAAGTTGATTATCCAGGATATTATGGTATTCTTTTTGAGAAAGCAATATCATCTTGGTGGTGTGGTCTCTGCGATGAGGCTAGAGATATGCTTCAAGATCTTCTTGACAACTATGATCTTAACGAAACTTACAGAGCAGCAGTTATCGACAACCTTAAGAGATTGACTAAAGATAATAATGTAGGTTTACCTAAGTTGAATTGGTATAATAAAAAAGATCATAAAAAACTTAGACATAATTTTAGAAACTCTAAAAATATAGAAAAGAACTATGCGGAATCTTATCAAGATATGTTTGTTCTTTCCATGTTAAATGGTAAAAAGAACGGAACCTACCTTGAAATTGGTGCAGGTAATTCTTTCTATGGAAACAATACTGCATTGATGGAAGTTAATTATGATTGGAAAGGTGTTGCGATTGATATTGATGAGAATTTTGTCAACGCACATAACAGCGAAAGAAAACATAATTGCGTTCTAAAAGATGCTCTTAAAATAAATTATGAGAGATTTTTATTAGGATTAGATATGCCAAATGACATTGATTATTTGCAGTTAGATTGCGATCCTCCAGAGGTAACTTATAAAATTCTTCTCAATATGCCATTTGAAACTCATAGGTTTGCTGTTATAACTTATGAACACGATTATTATTGCGATGAAACTAAATCTTTTAGAAATAAGTCTAGAAAATACCTTGAATCTTTTGGTTATAAATTAGTTGTAGATAATATATCTCCAGATGATGAAAGACCTTATGAAGATTGGTGGGTTCACCCAGATCTGGTCGATCAAAAGATCATAGATAAAATGCTTTGCGTTGACGGTAAAACTAAAAAAGCTGAAAAATACATGTTCAATTCTTTATAAAATTATGTCGATACCTGTTATTGGAGTCCCTGTTACTAATAGTACTTTTTGGGTAAGTCGTTTGCTAACTAGCATTGATTATCCTGTTGATGAAGTCTTTATTGTTAATAATAATGGTAGGGGAGAACTTGATGAAGATCTTGCAAAGTTAGCAAGTTTAAAGTATAAGTATATTAAAAAGGTAAAGGTTGCAAATTTACCTGGTAATCTTGGAGTCTCAGGTGCTTGGAATTTAATTATCAAGTGCTATGTTATGGCACCATATTGGATCATATGTAATGATGATGTTTCTTTTTGTCCAGGATTTTTGGAAGAGATGATGAATACTGCTAATTCAGATCCAATGATTGGAATGGTACACGGAAACAAAGGAGATTATGGTGTAGGTAGTTGGGATTTATTTCTTATTAAAGAAAGTATTGTTAGACAATTTGGTTTGTTTGATGAAAATCTATATCCTGCATATTGTGAAGATGCTGATATGATTATGCGTTTCATACATCGTCCTATCAAAAAAGTAATAGAATTAGAAAGTCAGTATTATCATGGATTTGGAAAGAAAGATGAATACTATACTCATGGAAGTCAAACCAAAAAGACTGAACCAGAGTTGGCAGAGAAACTTGAAAGATCCAACGTGTTGAATATTGATTACTTAACTGAAAAATGGGGTGCAAATTGGAGAGTTCAAGGACCAACTTACCTACCGTGGGAAGGAGATTCAATGGAAACTAATCCAAACGGAGATGCAAGAAGAGTTTCGAGCACAACTTTTGATTTAGATTTTATACGTAGTAAACATTTAGGGTTCTAATGCTAAGTGATAGTTTTCTTACAGTTAATCCAAATTATAGAAAACATCAACGAGTAATCATAGTTGATAATTTCTATAAAGATCCTGATCAGGTCAGGAAGTTTGCTCTGGAACAAGATTATTATGACGATGAAGGTTACATCGGAAGAAGAACTCGCAAACAGTTTTTCATACCAGGTTTAAAAGAAGCATTTGAAGATCTATTAGGAATCAAAATTACCAAGTGGGAAGAGCATGGAATGAATGCTAGGTTCCAACATAATTGGGCAGGAGAAAAACTGGTATATCATTGCGATGAACAAGCATGGGCAGGTATGATATATCTAACACCAGATGCTCCTCCTGAGTGTGGAACAACCATGTTAAGACATAGAGCAACTAAGATTCATCATAATACTATGATTGATTGGGAATCTGGACAAGGTAACGAAGTATTTCCAGGTAGAACTTTCTTAGACAAAACACCATATGAAGTGGTTGATGTTGCAGGAAATGTCTACAACAGATTAGTTCTTTTCAGTGGTGGAAACATACACGCTGCTTCAGAATACTTTGGCGATTGTTTAGAGAATTGTCGATTGTGGCAAATGTTCTTCTTTGATTAAGAAGAGAACCTTAAGTAAATAAATATAGTTTTAGGAACTAAAGATGAACGTAGCAGTTTTTTCCAAACCAAATTGTCCCTATTGTGATAAGGTAAAAAAGATATTTAAGTTGACAAAGATCAGTTATGCGGTATATAATTTAGATGAACATTTTAACAGAGATGCCTTTGTATCAGAATTTGGAGAAGGGTCTACCTTTCCTCAAGTCATAGTCGATGGTAAAAAGATAGGAGGTTGTATTGATACTGTTAAATACTTAAAGGAGAAGAACATCGTTTGATGAATAAATTAAAATCGAATAACGACCTTGAAATAAATCGTGGTTTTGAATTTCTAATAAGAAATAAACCAAAACGTCACAAACCAATACATATTATTTTTAAAAGAGTTGGTTCTTTCCTCAAAAGAGAAATAAACCTCTATTTTGAATTTTCTTTATCCGTAAAGAAACATAAACTAAATAAACCAAATACCTTAAAGGAGGTGCGTAAATGAATTTGAGCACTATCGATATAATACTTATATCAGTATTACCAATATCATTTGTACTTTTTTCATTGGGATCTATAGTAGGTTGGCTAGTGAGAGATTATATGCTAAACTATCAGGAGATACCAAAACCACATCCTGAGATGTTTGATATGAATGGGAATTTGGTTCCCGATGAGGTAATTGCATTTAACTTTGAAAATTATGACAACAACGAAACCGAAGAAGACGACTAGAAAGACAACAAAAGCAGCTCCTATTCCAGATCTCCCAGTAAATCCATTTTTATTTGAGATCCTTGATGTTGTTGTAGCACAGAAAACAAAGGCAAGAAAGATTGAAGCATTAAGAAAATTTGAAGACAATGCTCTGAAGACTATCTTCATTTGGAATTTTGATGAAACTGTAATATCCACACTGCCACCAGGCGATGTTCCATATGCTGCTGTAGATGAGCAGGATTCTTTTAGTGGAACTCTAAGCGAAAAGATTCGCGATGCTGTTGATAAGATGGGAGAGTTGGGAACTAGGTCTTTAGGATCTCAAGATCAAGGAAGATCATCTATAAGAGCAGAGTTCAAAAGATTCTACAACTTCGTTAAAGGTGGTAATGATTCTCTCAGTGCTCTTCGTAAAGAGACTATGTTTATTAACATCCTTCAAGGATTGCATCCACTGGAGGCAGAGATTGTAGTTCTAACAAAAGATAAGAAGTTACAAACTAAGTATAAATTGACTAAAGAGATTATTGCTGAAGCATACCCAGATATTAGATGGGGAAATCGTTCTTAACTGAAATTTTTTTATTATGGCAGAGAAAGAAACTAAAACAGAATTAAAAAAACCCGCTAAAAAAGCAACGAAAAAACCAGAAGTAAAACAAAACTGGTCTTCAAATGAAAAACAAACATCAAAAGATGTTTATG